CTCGGCTGTGCTGCCGACTCCTCGAGGATCTCCATCTCAATCTGCTCGATCTGCTGCTCGCTGCGGTCTGTCATTCGGAGCGCTTCGGAGCGGCTGACAATGCCAGCGCTGTACTGCTGGGTCGCCAGGTTGGAGAGCTCCGCTGGATCGCGTCCGGGCCCGAGCTCGGGATAGGTGATTTGGAGCGAGCCGTCGGGCATGGATGGCCCACCTTCGAGCGGCACAGTTACGGCAGCAACGCGCCACATCTCACGCTCCCACAGTCGCCATAGCTGGCGCTGCTGCTCCCACTGCTCCTGAAGCCCGTAAAGCTTCAGCTTCAGAGCGTATCCGCTCTGGGCCTGCTCGGTGCCGCGCGCCACTTCCGGCTTGATCCCGTACAGTTGGAGGATCGACTCCACCTTGGTGAGCAGTGCATCCAGGTAGGCGGTGAGGTTGGCTTGCATGTCGAGAACCTGGGCTGACGCCGTCGGTCCTGACAGGAGGAGCGTGGAGCTCGGATCGCTTGCTAGCTTCGCGGTCTTCGAGCGGTCAGCGCCCTCGGTTCGGATCGCTAGCTGTTTGAACGACTGAAGGTGGCGCAAGTGGTGCCAGTCGGTCATCGCGACGCCAAGCTGTAGCGTGGCCTGGTGCAGTCCCTCGGCTTCGTGCCAGTGCCAAAACGTTGCGCTCGGGTACTGAGCGTGCGAGCAGATGTAGGGGATCACGCCGTAGGGGTTGGCCCGCTCCTCGTTCGGTGTGCGGATCGTCCAGTCGCGGTTCAGTTCGTAGTGCTCGTCCCGCGTCCATACTGTGAACCCGATCACGTCACCCCGGCTGTTGGTGTCGCTGATCACGACAGCCTTGAGCTTCAGCCTGTCGAGCTGGTCTGGTACTGCTAGGAATCTGTCAGCAGGGACCACATCCAGGAGGAGACGATCGCCAGCCCAGAACGGACGCACCAGCGCCTCGCCTTGGTAAAACGTGAGCTTGCAAGCGAGGTCGAGAGCAAGATCCACTTCGGCCATTGGGGCTAGTAGCGTGTCGCCGATCATGCGGTGAACTGGGCGACTGTAGATCGCCGCGATGGTGTCTGTGGCCCAGCGCAAGATGTTCATGCTGGTATCGGCGCGGCTCAGCAGCTTGTCGGCGTTCTGCGGCAAGAATTGCTTCAACACCTCATCACGCAGTTGCTCGTACCAGTCGTGCTGGTACACCTCACGCCTGGCGAGGCACTTCGTGCGCCTCTTGCGTGAGTAGCCCCACTCCTTGCGGATGTAGTCCAGATCCAGTGGCATCAGAACACCTCGATCCCTCTGCCCACTGGGGCGATTAGATGGTTGACGCCGTAGCGCAAACAGTCCAGGACGTGGTCGAGCTCGCCGTCCTTTCGGTAAGTACGTCCGTCTCGCTTCTCGTCCTTCTCAGCCCGAGCAAACGCCCGGACGATGCCGCGAGGGCTGGCTGACTTCTCAGCGAGGTGCGAGTCAATGTAGAGTTTGGGCAAGCCCTCCACAGGACGAAGGAGAGCTCTTAGATGTTCCGTGCCGACACCGACAGAGCGCATGACAGGATCGTGGCTGTATTCGACACGAAAGCCCGCGCCCTCGAGCACCTCCACGTCGCGACGTCCCGTCTGTATGTCGCGGTTTGCACCGGCTGGGTCGATGTACGCGACGCCAGGAAGCCAACCACGGCGTTGTAGGTCGTATCGGATTTCCCAGGCGAGCTGGTAGGTGGGGCAGTCGTTCGGTAGGAACTCGCCGACGATGTGGATACACTCGGTGTTGTCCGTGTGGACTGGACATCGGCTGTCACGGTTGAACCCTTGCAGGTAGACCACAGCGGGTCTTCTCACGCCGAGGTCGATCGCGAGATCAACAGTGGCGTTCGTGCCAGGTGTCAGGCCAGGGCAGCAGTGGATCGCGGTGTCGAACTCGGGGAACACCTGCCCCTCACCGATGCCCCACTCACCGCCAGCGTACTGACGGTAGAGCGCTTCGGAGTAGGAGCGCCTGAGCGCTGCGTCGTACTCGGCTGGAAGGTAGGGGTTGTCGGCGGTCGAGGCGTTGTGATCGGCGTAGCCAGTTTTGGCCTCGCCCCACACGTCGTACAGCCAGTTCATGCTTGGCGTCGACGTGACGACGATCGAACGGTGCTGAGCTGACGGAGCACGGACGCGAGCGATGAGAATCTGCCACGCCTCGCGGGACCAGTAGCGGCCCTCGTCACCCCACGCCCACGCCAAGTTTGCGCCTTCGAGCGTGTCAGGGCGGTCAGCGCTGCCGTAGTACACTCGAGAGCCGTTCACGAGCTGTAGGTAGCGTTCGGATTTGGCCTGTCTGGCCAGCAGTGGCTTGGGTAGGAGCTGGACGAACGTTCTCAGCGTGGTGCGGTGCAGGATGCCCCAGGTAGGCGCGACGATCAGCCCGTCGCATTGTGGGTTGGCGATGGCGAGCCGGATCGACTCGGCGGCACCGGCCAGAGTTTTCCCCGAGCCGACGCCACCACGGAGGAGCCGGTAGGGTGTCCGGTCGTCGTGGAACCTGCGTTGGTGGGGGAGAGGCTTATAGGGGATCGTGCAGTTGAGCACGGGCCTGGGTTGGAGTTGGGGTGCTGCGCTACTCATCGAACGACACCACGATCTGAGAGACGGTAGGCGTCTGGTCCTGCGGCTGTAGTCGCTGAATCGCAGCGGTGAGAGAGTTGAGAGCCCGTGTGAGATCGGCCATCTCCTGGGCGTCGTCAAGGCTGGCGTCGACCTTTGAGATCGCTTTGAGGCTTGCCCGCTTGGCTCGTGTGACGATCTGCGTCGTGAGGTCGGCTGTCTGCTGCTGGGCTTGGCTGGCGATCCATGCGTCGAAGGCGGCTGCCCGGGCCACCCAGCCATAGTCTCGAGACCACTGCCCCCAGTAGCCTGGGGCTCTAGGCGCTGTAGCTGGATCGCGCCCACGCTGTGTCTGCCATGCCAGATCGATCGAGCGCTGAGAGCCCAGGTGCAGGTATGCACAGAAAGCCTCGAAGGCTTTGGCCGTCTCGCCGTCTTGCCTGTGCCACTCACGCTGTCCCATGTCATGTGCCCTGTACCCTATGCTGGTAGGGTATACGTTGCACACCACAGCATGTGGCGTCAACTTTTTTTTAGCCTGGGCTAAAACTGGAACGTGTGCTGGTCGCGTGGGCTGGGTCTGCGCTCGAGGTCGTATCTGACGTACCAGCCGAACGATCGATCTTCCCACACCACGAGGTAACGCGGGATGGTGGGGCAGCGAGATCGGCGCGGTGCTTTCGGAGTGAACGCCTCCTGGACAACGCCGTTCAGACACTTGCCGCCCGGAGTGAACGGACGCCGTGAGCGCACACGATCGCCGGGCTGAAACGCTTCGGACTGCTGACGCTGGAACAGGTACTCGGCGATCACGGGAGCACCGCGATTACGAGCGTGAACAGCACGATCGTGGCCACCAGGACGAACGCAAGAGCGAGCAGGAAGATCGCTGCTGTTGTCTCACTCAGTCGGTTCACGGCTGGCCTCCTCCGTCTCGAGTTTGAGCGCCTGGTTCGCGAGGTCGCCGATGGTGCGACGAACGACTAGGACGCGGTGAGCTGCTCGGAGCGTTCCGACTCCAATGAGCTGGTGGTAAATCTGCTGTAGCTCGCGGGCCTCTCGGTGTAGGCGCTGGCTCAGTTTTTCGGGTGTCACGGTAGCACCTCCACAGTCACGAGGGCGAAGCCCTGCTTGTTGGGGTCGAGGCTGCACCGTGTCAGGTGTAGCTCGTCGACCTGTTCATCGTCCAGCCAGACTCCCGCTCGGGTAAGGGCGTCCAGCACACACTTCGTGCGGTTGTCGAGATCCCACTTTCGCCGGTTGGGTGGGTGGAGTCGGATCGAGACGCGCACACGCTCTTCACAAACGACAGGCCAGGAAGAACACAGCTGGTCGTGGATGCTGTCAACGGCGGCGGTGTACCACTGATTCCCCTTCGCGGTCAGGTACGTGCGGCGGTTGCCCCGCTTCCAGATGTGGTTGACGGTGGGTGGCCAGGGGAGCCCGAGCTCGAGACGCTGTGTCATCGCTGCCCTCCTAAAACGCCAACAGCGAGTTCAGCCTGGTGGTGCTGTCTCGCTGCTGCGCCTCCGCTCCGCCTGTTCACCACTACAGGACCGCCGCAAACTACACGAGTAGCGGCCTGCCGAACTGGTCGTGTGACACAGGAGAAGGTGGCCAGTGTACGCCTGCTGGCTGTAAGTGTCCAGTGTCTCATCGTAACCCCCTCGCTACGCTGGTGTAATTACGGAACAGCCAGAAGCGCCCGTCGATCCAGTGCGCTGGGATCTGCACTTCGCCTCTCTCTACTTGGTGATAGTGAGCCTTGGCAAGCCCGAGACGCCTTGCCATCGTGTTGGCATTGATCCCCTGCTCGCGTCGGATTCGTTTGAGCTCGTCAGGTGTGAGTGTCATCGTCGTCACCCTCTTCCTGTGCCTGGCTTGTGATTAGGCACCGTAACGTCGTGGACCCAGTGGCTCAGGTCCTCGGCTCTGTCTGCCAGATTGGGTAGACAGACCGCTTCCAGGACGAACGCGCAGATCCACAGCACCTCAGATAGAGGGTGTGCGATCAGGTTGTGGACGGCCCAGCCCATGTTCAGTTTTCGTTTCATCGTCTGCCTCCTCTCTTCGCGTTCGCGACCTTCCACAGCGTACCTGGCTGTGGGTTGGGTTTCCGGGTGTGCCGGGTGAGCTGCCCGCTCTCGGTACGAAACCAGTAGTCGAGCACCAGGCACCCACGGCGATCGCAGTAGCGAACCTCTGTTTTGACGTGCGTCTGTGTCTCTGTCACAGCATCCTCCTATAGCGTTGGTCGAGTGGCGTCGCCAGGAACTGATCGCGCCGGTAGTAGCGCAGACACTCAGGGCTGAGCGTCTGGCGGCAGTCGCTGCACTGACAGTTGATCGGCTCGAGCTCGTCTAGCCACGCAGTGAGGAGGCTGACGCGCTCGAGCTCTACGATTGCCAGCCTAACACGGGCCTGTGTGATCCGTGAAACTTGCGCGTAGTTGTGGGCGTGTCGGAGCTTGACGCCGTGGACGTAGCAAGCGTGCCGCTCGTTCCGGGCTGCGCTGCTGTAGGTCTTCACTTCTACCCAGAATCGCGCTGCTGGCGTCGACACATCGAGATCAGGCAGGACCAGAGCGCCCTGGTGTGACTGAAGGAGCGGCGCACGCTCCTGGGCTGTGGTGTAGTCGTAGGTAGGGATCACGTGATAGCCTCGATCACGCAGTAAAGCGGCCACCATGCGCTCACCACGATGGCCCTGCTCGAACTCTGGCGAGTCTCTAAAATTTCCGTGTCTCGTTGCCATAGCTGGCCCACCCCTCTCGTTCTGTGCGTGCGAAAATTTCGATCCGCGAGCAGCCAGGGTACAGAGACTCGATCATCTCGTAGTAGGCGTCCGGCTTGCGGCTGTGCTCGCGAGTGGGCTCGCTGTGGACGCTGCCCACAGCGACGGAGCGATCGAGCGGCAGCATGGATCCGCGTGTCGCAATCAGTAGGAGCTCGTGCTGCCCCCTGACGTAGAACCCAGTGCCCGCGCCGGTGCCAACACGGTTGGATTTTACCCAGACCATCTGGGTCTTGTACTGGAAGCCCCACGCACGCAAGATCTCGAGAGCATCGGGGACGTGGGTGACAGTCACCCACATGAAAAGCACAGCGTTCTCAGCCACCTGGATCCCTGACTGGCCCAGAAAGTTGCAGAGCTCGTCTGTGGGCATCGTGGGGTAGTGGTTTGAGGCTGCCCCGGCCACTCCTGAGTTCGAGTACTGCCAGGGTGGATCGCAGTAGAGAACGTTGTAGGTGTCCGGGCTGGTGTGACGGAGCGCCTGTGCGGCCTCGCGCTTGGCCTGGTTGCGCTGCTGCTTTTTTGCCTTCGTGACGGTGCGGGCCTGCCCCTGCTGGACTGCCTCGAGGCACTGGCGCTGTTCGTCGTGCGACAGATCGAGAATCTCAGCCGCGTCAGTAGCTCGAAGCGTGCCGTCGATGCAGGCTGATACGATCTCAGGTGCGCCTTCGCGCCTGATTTTCTTAGCGCGGGCGATCCCGCGTGCGCTGGTGCCAACTGCCTCGGCAGCGTGGTCTTGGGCGTTGCCTTTTTTGGTGTCGCCACCAGCTTCTTGCCGATCGGCAAGAAGCTGGGGAGTGGTGCCGCCTGTGCTGGTGGCCTGGCGCTTTCTTGCCTCGATCGCGTAGTACTCTTCCACCTCTGCGCCGACGAAGCCCAGCTGCGTGGGGTTGAGATGGCGCCGGTGGAGGTTCAGGCTGAGCACGTACGGAAGGAGCTCCGCGTCGGTGCCGTCGAACGTGTAGAAGTCGGGCTTCACGCCAGCGGCGAGACACGCTCGGTAGCGGTTGCGTCCGTCGACGATCGATCCGTCGGTGTGAAGGCAGATCGGGTCTCTGAGTCCGTGCTCTGCGATGTCGTTGGTAAGGGCGGCGAACTCCTCGCCGCTGAGCAGCGGGAACAGGTTTGCCACGGGGTGGTATTGTCGCTCTGTCACTGTGTCTCTCCTCTAGCTAAAAATCTGTCGTGTGCGGTCGAATCGGATGTGGGCCTCGGCGGGTGCCTGGCCCTGTCGCTGTTTGTCGACGACGATCATCTCCTGACCGTCCTCCTCGTGGATAAACAGGATCGCGTCGGCGTCCTGCTCGAGCTGGCCTGTCTCTCGGAGGTCGGCCTTCGTGGGCCTGGGGTTGGGGTTGGAACGGCTCACGCGCTTCTCGATCCCACGGTTCATCTGGCAGAGGAGGAGCACTGGTATGCTGAGCTCCTTCGCCAGCGCCTTGAGCTGGCGTGAACAGTCGGCCAGCTCCTGCTCGCGGCTGTGGTACTCGCCCACGCCGCTGAGAAGCTGAAAGTAGTCGACGATCAGCAGGTTGAGCGGTTTTACCCGGTGCCACTGTCGCACCTGCGCCCGGATCTCGCCGATCGTCTGCTCGGCGCTGTCGTCTAGGCATAGATCCCAGCCCGCCATACGTTCAGTGGCTCGTGTCAGGCTGTCGTATTGGCTGACGTCGATCCCGCGTTGTCGGCGCATGTCGCTGGTGCTGACGCCTGACATCGACGAAAGCCACCGCATCGCGAGTTGGGTCGCGGCCATCTCGAGCGAAACGAACCCGACGCGTCCGCCCTCGCTGAGGAGGTGGCGTGCCCACTGTAGCGCCAACGCCGTCTTCCCCTGGCCTGGGCGTGCAGCCAGAACCACGAGATCGGGCGGCAGCACTACGAGGAGTTCGTCTAACTGGCTGAGGCCAGACTTCACCAAGCCCGCTGCGCCGTACTGATACTCTCGGATCGCGTCCCAGGTGGCACCCAGGATCGAATGCATGGTCTGGGGCTCGGCGGGTGCGCGGTTCGCCTCCTCCTCTGCGGCCTGGGTCAGCAGGTCGAGAGCGTGGTTCGCTGTGAGTGCAGACGTGACGTCGTGGTGTACGCGAGCCGTGGCCAGCCACACCGAGCGACGCCGAAATGCGTCCTCCACTAGGCCTGCATAGTAGGTGGGTCCTATCGCGGTGACGTGGTCAGAGAGTTCCGTCACGTACGTCAGGCCACCAAGATTATCGATCCACTGGGCAGCGACGGTGACTACCGTCCCCAGGTCGATCGAGCCATGCTCGCGGTGCGCGGCAGCCATCGCCCTCCAGACGTACTGGTGTCTAAAGTCGTAAAAATGCTCGGGTGTGAGCCTGTCGCTCAGCTCGGGCCAGTGCTCGGGCTGTAGCAGTAGCCCTCCTAAGACGTGCCGCTCGGCCTCTACGGCGCTGGGCGGTTCCAGCTTCAGGTGCGAAATTTCGCGATCTGCTGTTCGAGTAGCCACTCGAT